TTGATTTTTATATGAATTTGTTATGTTGATATGGTTTATACAGATTATTTAATGTTAGATTTTGTACAATTAAAATTTTTTAGGATAACAAAAAATCACATTCGATAAAACGAACCCAAAACATCGAATAAACTTTTAATTTTTTATTGACGGCACAACAGAAAATAAACAGTTACGGCGGTGGCAGTTGATGCTCAGAAAAAAATACAAATACAATACAATTAAAACAATGTAATATATGTATATTACACTGTTTTTTAGTGTTGGAATATGCTAAAATGAGGGGGTATATTTACATTTGAAATAGGAATCCATTGCTGAAAAACGACCATAGCAGTTCCATTCACACGACACTTAAAATTCTCAACCCCCACCTACAAAAATCACTACTCCCCCTCTCCCCAAACCAACAACCTCTAATCGGTAAGTCGTTCGATGGCAAGTTCGATGAATTTCCCAACAAAAATCTATCAAATTCCAAATTCACTATCGTCTCTAAACCCACCTATTTTCACCATCTTCCACCTCTCTTCCAATCCCAAAACATAAAATCCCCAATAAAAACTACCCTTTAACGAACCCACATTACTTTTATCAGAAACAACTCATCTCGCATTTTAAAATCCAACCTTTATCACATCACAAAACCCCTTGTATTTCTAACAAAAAATCATTTCGAATTTATTTCACTTACTTTCTTTCATCGAACCAACATTTTTAACACTTAAAAATTTTACACCGACTTCGACAATAGAGCCATATTTCATTATAGCTCTTTTTTATTGTCTAAAAATTCCTATCAATCACCTAAACAGAGAATATAAATATGTATCCCAACCCGTCCATACATAAAACGCTATATAGATAGGAAGAAACTCAGTCAAATTTGCAAAGAAAATCTGACAAAAATGAATTTTGATACTTTATCTTGTTGTGTAAAAAGAGAATATACATATATAATCAAAAATCAAGGAGGCTTTTACATGAATAAATATGAAATACAAATTACAAACCCTAAAACAGGCTATACCGGCACGATTATAATTAATACTTCTCACGGAAACAAAATTCGTGAAATCGCCGAAAATAAATTATACAATTACATAAATATCAAACCTCAATTATTAATCAACAATTATTGGGCAGAATATTACCAAAAACATTTTTCACAATTTGAAATCAGTCACATAATAAAAACAGAAAAATCCTTTTCAAATGCTGACGATTATGATATAATATGTAAAAAGTATAGTAAAGGAGAAGTTTGTGACATGGAAACTATAGATATTTACGATTATATGTATTGGGGAGATTACAACGCAAAAATTAAAGAACTTGCAGAAAAAGCCCTCCCTGAGAAATGGAGTTTTGAAGACGAAGATGACTATTCTATTTTAAAAAATTATTTAAAATACACATTTAACAAACTCCAAGAAGAAGATAAAATAATTGAGACTGATTCATATTGTGTATTTAATACTGGACTATTTTCTCATTATTATGAGCCAATATACGCATACGGTGAATTAAACCGAAATGAATCGATAGCGGCATCAAGATGGTATTTTAAAGGATTTAAAGATACTTATGAATTAGGAATTTTGGATATTGTAGAAGAATTCCCTGAAAGAGCCGATTATTTTTCTGATCCATCAAGACTTGTATTTAACTGGCATTTAAAGGTCAATAAAAATTATAAACATATTCTTGACGATTTGGACACATCAAATAGATTGCCCAATTCAATAAAGAATAGTGAACGTCCGCTTGAAACTCTTAAAGGAGTTATAGATACCGCCATACAAAAAGTAATTGCAAACTATAAATTAGCCGTTCCCCACTATTATCAAAACAAAATACAACTTCTTGTTCCTTTATGTTTTGGAAAAGATGATAATCCTGATGTAGCTTTAGTTTTGGATTTAATGAAAAGTGGATATTATCAAGCAACAACTTGTCTTTCTATGCAAATGGCATATACAGATGCAAGACTTATTGCAAAACCTGAATCTAATTGGTTAATGGCTGAAAATATTAAAGAACAATAATATTATAATATAAGACACTTTCGAGTGTCTTTTTTTTGTGCATAAAATTAAAATCATTCATCATTTTTATTTCAATGGAGAATATCCTCAATAGATATTATTAATATAGTCAATAATTTTTTTGAACTATTCCCTAATCCAAAAACATTATACAAAATGAAAAAACAAAAAGAGAATATATACATATAACAAAAAAATAAATTACAAATCAAAAAGAGGACGAAAATTATGAGAAAGAAAAATTTAGAATTAAAAACAACCAATAATCAAGTAGACACATCAACACAAACACCAATCGAAATTGCATTAAAAATTGATGAAAATGGAATGACAACAGCAAGCCAATTATATTCATTCTTAGAATTACATCCAGCTCATTTTTCAGATTGGTGTAGAAGGAATATTAAAAACAATAAATTTGCTACAAAAAATATTGATTACTTCCCGTTCACAGTAGAAAGTGAACGAAACAAACCAAAGAATCCAAAACCAAGAATCGATTATAAACTTACATCAGATTTTGCAAAGAAATTATTAATGACTATGGAAATAATGAGAGCCATGAATAATCCATGTAATATTTTATCTGATGATAAAATACAACACCTTTACAAATATCTTATGGAGAATATATAAGTAGAATAAAAATAACACGGAGGAATTAAAATGAACAACTTAAAATTAATCACAACAGAAAACTTTGGAGAGCTATCTTGTAACTTTTACAGGAATATGAATGATGACATCCTTCTCACAAGAGAACAAATCGGACAAGCATTAGAATATTCAGATCCATCTAAAGCAATTCGCAAAATACATCTTAAACATAAGGACAGATTAGATGAATTGTGTGTACGAATTAAAGATAAAACTTTCGACAATACCCAAACTGGGGCTAGTCGAGAACAAAACAATAATCTTATAACAGAACGAGTATATTATACCGAAAGAGGTATTATGGAAATCTGCCGTTGGTCAAGACAAACCAAAGCGAATATCTTTATGGATTGGGTATGGGACATTATTGAAAGTTATAGGCATAATGAATTAAATATGTCACAAAACACTCAACCGTTAGCCGAAGCAATCACTACGCTCACTCAAACAGTAATCAAATTACAAGAAGATGTATCTTCTCTAAAAGAATCCACATCAAAGAAACAGAGTCCTGAAAAGAAATATTCACGTTGGAAAACGAATACATTCAAAAAACTTGCCATTATCACTCAATTTGCAAATGAACATGGTCAAGACTTGCAACTAAAAGACTCAATACATATTACCATTGAAGAACTTGAAAATACATATAACATAGAATTATCCGATTATGTACAAGCCTATAAATCAGAATTTGGTATGGAGAACGACCCATATGTAATAAACGTAATTGACCATTACAAAGAAATCAGAGATTTATATACCATGACATTAGACGGAATTATGCAAAAACTTAATCTTCAAACGGAGAATAATACAGTGACAAAGAATATATTTGACACTCTTGCAATGGAATTATGCCAAGAAGAAAACAAAGGAGAATGATATTATGAAAAACACAGCATTAGAAACAACAAATTTTGATTTTTATGGAGATGAACTCATTGCAGTTCAAGATAACGCAACCGGCGAAATTTATACTTCTATCAATGCAGTTCTGAAAGGTATAGGATTTAAAGATAAAGACTCAATCCGTAGAAGACGTGAGAAATGGATTGAAGATTCTGTAATCTCAAAAGGTATTACTATTTTTAATATCCCTACGAATGAAAATGAAGGGGTGATTAAAAAAGACCACTCCTTTTCAAATAACCAAGATACTTATTGCATATCACAACGCAAACTCCCTATTGCATTAGCCAAAATAAACATTACACCAAAAATGAAACAAACTCAACCAGAATTAGCAACAAAATTAGAACTATATCAAGACAAATGTGCAGATGTATTAGCATCTGTATTCATAGATAAGAAGTCTACAAATGACATAAATGCTGAATTCTTAGCAGAAAGTATCTCAAATGCAATAACCGTTGCATTGCAACCTATAACTGAAAGATTAGAAAAGATAGAACAAACACAAACTAATCGTTATCTATCATCAAGAAGATATCCATCAGCATGGTATAAGAAGATTGCTCCTAAATACAAAATGCTTATGGAATACTTTGATTGCACGAGAAGTGAGTTGTATTCAAATATCTATAAAGAACTTGAAGATACATATGACGTAGATATAAATCAAATTCATGAAGATTATTGCTATGAAAATAATTTACTCAAAGATGAATGTTATCCAATGGATGCAATAGAACATCATATTCAATTAAGAGATGCACTAACATTACTTATAGATAGTAGTCTGATTAAATATGGATTACAAACAGAAGAACAAATCAAAAACTTTAAGAGAGAAACATTATTTGATAGACCTCCGATTAAACAGAGAATAACATATATAGAAGATAAGATTTAATTCAATAAGATAAGATTTAAAAAAGACTATTTTATACAAGATATGAAACACAATAAAAATGTAATTCAACGAGTGAGAATTGAGCTATGCGAAATTCCACTCGTAATAGTCTGTCTTCTTAAACTGTTGTATATCTTCTTTCAGTTCAGTTGACGTACACCAGAGTAGCCTCAAAATTCGCATTTCAAAAAAATTGACGTACAACAGAGTAGCCTTTCCCGAACTCTCGTAGAGTTTATTGCCAAAATATAGAATATTAAACAAAGGAGAAAATTCATGAATACTAAATCAGAATATTTTACTCGTTTCCCCAATGATTATGTACAAGGAAATATAAAAACAAAATACGGAATAAGTCGAAAATTTTACATTACGTATATTCTCATAGACAGATATAGGTCATACGAAGATTTTAGCTGGATAACCATACGAAAAATATTAGAGTTTTATGGTTACAAGACTACAAAACGAAAACCAAAAGCTTTTCATGATATTTTGGATGTATTGGAATATATGATTAACAATAAAATGATTGAAGTAAAACAAGATTTGGATTCTATTGGATATGATACAGGAATAGAAATTAAAATTATTCCAGAAAATTTCGATGCAACTGAAAATTTTTCAAAAATCACTTCATCTCAATTGGATTTTATAATGATGGGCGAATCGAGTATTAATAAAGAGAATATATTAATGGCATTTCTTTATATCAACTCATACATATATATCCGTCCAAAGAAAAACGACAATGAGGAAATTATGTATAATCCCGAAACTCGACCAGAAGCTTTTTGGAGAAGTATGCAATCTATGGCTAAAGATTTGTCAATGTCAAAGGATACTCTTAACCAATGTCTTTCATATTTAACTTCTAAAGTTGATGATAGACAACCACTTCTCATAAAGAAAGAAGTCGGAAGTATTCAACCAGACCCCTCCCAACCACCGCAAAATACGCCAAATATATATGTCCTTAATAAAGAGGGTTATGAACAAGAAATTGAATGGGCAATTCATAAAATGTTGCAAATTTACAATGTTGAATCTTTTGGTGAGTTGACCGGCAATTATAAAGATTAATCAAAATTCATTTTCTCATGGAGAATAATATATTAAGAAAGGTTGTGATACATGACTAAAATAAATATCATACATTAACTTTGTTCTTTTTGAAAATACAAAAGAGAATATATAAATGTATCCACTCTACAATACCTCTACCCCATCTTCTAATAAAAATCATAACAATATCCACTAACGTAATTAAGAAAGGAAAATACAAATAACACATGATAACTGATAGATACATACCAGACCCTTCGGAATTTGCAGGAAAAATTTATTCCTCAGATTTTGAAACAAATACACGAATGTTTCACACCCTGTCTGACATTGCTGACAGAATAAGAGCTGATGAAAGCTTTAATAGAAGTTGTGAAAAGCAAACTTCTATAATTCGTAATAACAAAAATAAAAACAAAGAATCGTGAGGAAAGGCGATGATTAGTTATAACTAAGATTCAATACACAATGATGAAACTTCCTATAAGGGAGATTATTAAACAAGAATATGATGTTAAAATTGATAAAAATGAAGCTACGTCAAACGAATATCTTATAAAACAAGGCGATTCAATAATATTTGACCAAATAAAAAGATTGCGAGGATATACTTCGTCCCATATATCCGAGATGGTATTAATTGTAGCCAAAAAGAACCCTAAAACAGAAAAAGAGTTAAAAAGAATCTTAGATGAAGGGTTTTATCTTAATGGAATTCACTATAATCGTTTTGGTAAATCGGCTTCTCAAGGAAAAGATGGAATTACAGCTTTCGTTTGTGATGAAATTTTTGAAGAGTTATATATGATTACTCAAATGGATATTCCTATTGACGAATGCGTCATTTCAAAGTATGAAGCTCAAAGATGTCTCCCATTTAGTTCTTGTACTCTTATTGAAGGATATATGCCTAATATCGTAATAATTGGTGAATACGAAAAAACTCTTTCCAACCAATTAATCAAATATGTTGTAGAAAAAAAGAAAGAGTTTACTGATAAAACCACTGGCGAAACAAAATCTTATATTTCTCGTGAAATAGAAGAAGGTTATAGAGATATTAGCCTATCCCCTTTTGATGGATGTGGTTGTCACGAATTAGAATTTACACAAGAGATAAGTAAACAGTTGAATTTGGATTATAATGTCATAGGAACTCAAGTGAGATTACCTTTTATAAAAGGTTATTCTATATATGTGCCATTCCGTGAAATTTTGAAAGAATGGGGATATGAGTTTATTACTGATATTTATGGTCGTAAACATAATGTTGATGATATAGATTGTATTTGGAATATTTCTATGTTCAAAGGTCACAAAATTTTTAAATCTAAATATGGTAATGATGCATGGGAAAAATATATGCAAACAATAGCCAAATATCATTTTAAACTTGGAATAAGTAAATATAGTCATCATGTTAAACACTTAAATAAATATACCAGAATGAATTTTCAATATCTTCAATGCTTAGATTTATGGAATCCTAAATATATTGAGGCTTATGAAAACAAAAATAAAAAAGAATATGATATTTTAGATGACGACAATAAAGGCAAAATTATTGAGATAGCTCAATACACTACATCTTTATTTGAGAAGATTATAAAAGGTGATAAATTTTATACATATAAATTTATGGGTGTAAACGATACTGAAAATTATGAACCCGACAGCAAGTATCTTGAGGCTGCGTTAATCAATGATGTTATGTTAAAAGATCCAGCTATTAAACAGTTCATTTACAGAAAATTAAAGAAAGCTATTGATGAGGCAAAGGTTGGAAAAATATATTGTTCAGGATTTTATCATACTGGTGTCGGAGATATGATTGGATATTTACAATATGCAGTAGGATTAACACCGGTTGGTTGTTTAAACGAAAGAGAATTTTATAGCGCCAATTTTGAACAAGGTGATTGTGTGTCATTTCGTTCTCCATTGGTAGACCCTTCTGAAGTTAATAAGATAAAAATTATTCGTAATGATATTATCAACAAATGGTTTAGACATTTTCAAGATCAGGATGTTGTAATGTTTAATATGTATGATGTTTCAGCACCTCAACAAGGCGGGGCTGACTTTGACGGAGATATTTTCTTACTATGTAATGACCCTATTATCATAAATTCTAAAATTGATAAGTTGATTATTTTAGATATTGAAGATAAAATTACGGCAAAATCAAAGCCATATACAAAAGAGAATCTTATTGAATATGAGGTAATGACACGTGATAATCGTATAGGTGAAATTACAAATGTTGTTACCGGCATTGAGAATAAATACACTACCAATGATGAAGTTAAGCAATTATATTCAGATTATTGTTCTTTATTACGAATTTTCCAAGGCAAAGAAATTGATTTTCTAAAAACTGGTTTTCGTTGGCATATGAATAAAGGTCTTCGTAAATATTTAAAACAACTTCCCTATTTCCTATTGTATAATTATCCTAAAAAATTAAAAACCTACTTCTCTATAGTCGAAAAGAATAAAAATAAAGCACCCGAAGATAAGCTTCCTTTAAACGCATATCATTCCCCTTCCCCTATGAATGAATTATGTGATTACATATGTAGTTGGGAAAAACACAATATTCTATGGGATAATTGTTTGTCAGATTTAGTTGATACTCGATGCTTAATTGTTAACAATGATATTGATTTATCTGATAAAAAAGTAATAAAGATATGTCGTAAATACATTAATGAATATGCCGAGGCAATGCGTAGACATATGAATTTGAAAAATGAAGATTTCGATTTGAATTCAGTTATTGATAGTTTTAAAGATAGTTTATCAAAAGAACTTGGTATTGATGAAGAGACAATTGCAAATTATGTTATAAAAACTTCATACAATTCTTTTTCAATCAGTAAATCATTTGCGTGGTCTGCTTACGGAGAATATATTATTGAAAATTTGAAAAATAATACTAATCCAAAGAAAAATATCTCTATCCGTGAAGTTCCATATTATACGGACGGTGCATATGAATACCTTGGTAAGTATTATGAATTTGAGGTAGGTGATTCATATTTACAGTTGTGATGATACTTATCTTTATGAAATAATTGAAGATTATAAGAGTGCCAATTTCTCTAAAAAAGATGAGATTTTCACAAATTTTTGTGATTCAATATGGCATTCAGAGAATAAAAGGCGTACATACAAGAAACATATTACATTTTCTGTTGCTCCGAATATATTAAATACAGAGATAGGACAAGTATTTGATATATGGTCATCAGTCGAATATCGTTATTATAAAGTTATGACGAAAAATGGAGACTGGCAATCTATCATACGTCAAAAGATTAATAATCTATATACTCGATATTTTGATAAAAATGTTATTTTATCTGAACAATATATGAATTTACTTAAAACCCCCAAAAAATTGTATTATGATTATTTACATGGAGTGGATATGGATTCTTCAGAATTAACAACAATCATTGATGATGCAATGGATGCTGCCAATAATTTAAAGATTAAGTTACAAAAAGAAAAAATGTCTTTAAGTTGGGTTAAATATAAAAAAATAATTGAAGATTTTTTAAGAAAAGCTTTTGATAATTGCAGGTTAATTGAAGATTTTGAGGACAAAACAAAATTAAATAACATATATGATTTTATGACAGAAGACCACTTCTATGTAGGTTACATTAATAAAACCTTAGAAGGAGAATTAATGAAATATCAAAAAAGATATTATGGATTACCTCAGAATTCACGAAAAGGTTATATTCGATGTAAATTATGTGGAGATATGATTGTACGCACTAATAATAAGAAAATGTATTGCGAGAAATGTGCAAATGCTAAAGAAAAATATCGAAAACGCAATAACGCATATAAATATCGAAAAGTAGCGAAATAGAAAATCCTACTTTTCCGCATGCCTAAGCCATTTGTGAGCATTTTTATGTGTGTATATATAAGATATGGGTAGCAAAGTAACTGAAAATATCGTTATGTGCCGACTTGGCTATTATGTCTTGTTGACACATAACGTAAAAAATGAATCCAACGAATGCTTTGTTATGGACACAAGATAACTCGGTGCAGATTGGTTAGTCACCATGCCGAGATTATATGAACGTTGAGTATTGACATAGAAGGATACTTTTGTGTAGGTACTTTTGGTATATTGTGAGATATATCAAGTAGACGGAAACTGTCAATAACAAATATAAGTGCAAAACATTATCGCAGCAAAAAGTAGATTTCAGGACGTTGGTATAATAGACGCTCACTCGGTGAGAAGAATCTTGAGGCTTGCTAGGTGGAACTGTGCAAGATTGTAGAGAAAATCCAAATAAGCCAATTGTGTCGTTGATACGCAGAAATGTGTGTATAAGCCCTGTTTATCGTCCGAGTAGCCCAAATCGACATTAAAATAAAACACATATAATAGAAGAATTTATAAACAAAAAATCTTTTCTGAATGACATGGGTGAAAGATAGAGGTAATCAGTCCTCTTTATTCTTGATGCTTAATGCATTGCTATAGAAGTAATGAGGTAGCTCCTTATTGCTCAGACTATAGCAGATAATGACTGAATATTGGTACGATTTTGTGTTTGTAAGGCGAAGGTCTGTTTTGTGTTCATTATAAAGCATTTGTTGGATTAATGAATGTAAAATCAATATGCTTATAAGTAATAATACTACTATTTGCGTAATTGAATAAAAATTCAAAGCCATTGGTGATATTTCACCAGTGGCAATCCCGTTTCTTTTTAATTTGAAGTTTAATTATTAATGAATTATTCTTGTATTTTCTTTTAAATTGTGGTATTATAGAGATGGAAGAGATAAATTATATTTTTCGGCATATAATATATTCATTGATTTTAAAGGAGATGAATGTATGTCGAGCGAGAATGAAAGATTTGGTGATATTATGCCTGTAATTATTGAAAGAATTATAAGATTTGAAAGAGCTGAAACGGATGCCTTTATTAAACAACAAAATAAACGACTTGCTCAATTAAGAGCAATAGAACGAAGAAAAAAAGAAGGTAAAAGAATACAAACGAAGCCAATAATCGAAGAATTACAACGTGCAGGCATTTTAGATGAGAATGGTGATTTGGCTATACCTTATCGTGACGAGGAATAGCAGTATGAATAATACTAATGAAAAATCTCATTTGATGTATTCTACTCTCCCAAACATAATTATTGGGTTTCATGGTTGTGACCAAGAAGTTTTTAATAAAATATTATATGAGCATAAACCATTTAAGCCTAGTACAAATGAATATGATTGGTTAGGTAATGGAATGTACTTTTGGGAGCAAAATTTGGAACGTGCATGGGAATGGGCTACTTGTGGAATGACTAATCCTAAATTAAAAATTGAGAAACCAGCTGTAATTGGTGCAGTGATTGATTTGGGATATTGTTTGAATTTACTTGATAGTTATAATATACAAATGTTAAAGTTGCAATATGAACTTTTCACTGCTAAAATGTCTATTCTTGATAAACCTACTCCGAAAAATAAAAATGTTAAAGGTAACAATGATTTATTATTACGATATTTGGATTGTGCTGTTATAGAAGATCTGCATAAAGATATGAAAGATAATGGTTTAAGACCTTATGATTCTGTCAGAGGAGTTTTCTTAGAAGGCAATCCTATCTATGAGACCTCTGGATTTCGAGAACAGTCTCATATTCAAATCTGTATTCGTAATCCAAATTGTATAAAAGGTTTCTTTGCTCCGAAAGAAATTGATGATAGTTGGCATACACCTTAATTTAATAAAGAAAATACAGTTAGAGTCAGTTATAGTAACTGGCTCTTTTTTTTGTGCAAAAATATAGCAGGTTGGTGTAAAAGTAGCATATAAGACTCATTATCTTATGATAGACGTGCAATTCGTCTACCTGCCCCCATTAAGTGATATTTCATTGAGCATTTCACACGTACAAAAGAAATGCACGCCCTTTGTGGCAAATTTAATAGAAAGAAGTGAAAGGCAATTAAACCCGTTTCCAAAGAAGAATTGAATATCCTCATTAAAAATGGCATTATCGTCAGAAGTTCGAATGGTTATATTGACCCTGAAACACATTTTGTTGTAGGGCATTACAGAACAAAAGGCGGTGCTGGTCGTGTATATATTGAGGATGTGTATGCTGATAAGGCAAAAAAATTATATTTGAAAGGATAAGAAGGACATATGGCAAAGATAACAAAGGCAGTTTCTTTAAAGAATGCGGAAATAAATATGGAAGATATGACAATCACTGAAACAACAAAAGATGATATAAAAGTATATTCATTGGACAAATTGTTGGCTGATTGGAATCATATAAGTGGTATTTCTCTTACCATTAAGCAGGACGATGAGATTCCTGCTAACGAGTAATCGTAAGGGCGGTGGACGTTATTAAATTTGAACGACTTCAAGATGAAACAGATGAAGAACTAATTTATAGAATATGTTCACAAAAAGATATTATTGGTACTTGGTCTGACGTAGCGTCGATTATTAATCGGTTGACAGGAAATGATTTTGGAGAAAGTACATACCGTAAGAAATTTCAATCATTTCAGAAGATGCTGAATGCTAATCAAAGTAAGTTTAGTGAGTCAAGTGAGCAACTCAAGGAACTTGAATTTCAGAAGAGAGAGTTGGACAAGGCAAAAGTAAAACTCCAAACAGAAAAGTTGGAATACAATCGTTGGTTGCGTGAAGAAGCTAGAGATGAATTGATTACAGAAAAGATTTGTAATGCTATTGCTGCTCTCACGCCTATGGATATTCCCACTTATATTGAACCAAAACATAACCCTCGTGGTTTCGCCCTTGTGTATGGCGATGAACATTTTGGCATTGAATATGAGTTAAGGGGATTATTTGGAGATATTATAAATGCATATAGTCCAGAAATTTTTGAAGAAAGAATGTGGGATTTATTCAATCAGACTGTTGAAATCATACATAAAGAAAATATTGACACTCTCCATGTATTTAATATGGGTGATTTCAATGATGGTATTCTAAGAGTTTCACAGTTGATGAAATTGAGATATGGCGTTGTTGATGGAACAATTAAGTATGCTGATTTCATTTCCAATTGGTTGAATGCATTGACTAGGTATGTACGAGTTGAATATCAGTCTACGGATGGTAATCATTCAGAACTTCGTATGCTTGGACAACCAAAAGGCACTTTCACAGAGGATAATATGGGCAAAGTTGTTGCGGAGTTTGTCAAAACTCGATTAAAAGATAATCCAAACTTTACTTACATAGAAAATCCTACTGGATTGATTTATGCACAAGTGGCTTGCAATACTATTTTAGGAATACATGGTGAAGTAAAGAATATGAAAGCTGCCATTGATGAGTTTTCAAGAATTTACAATGTCCCTATTCAGTATTTGTTAGCAGGTCATTTGCATCACAATAAGACAGAAGAAATTGGTGTAAATAGCGAAGTAATAAATGTTGGGTCTATCATTGGTATAGACAGCTATTCTTTATCTTTGCGTAAGAGTGCTAATGCTTCTGCAAAGTTATTGGTATTTGAACAGACTAAAGGAAAGGTTTGCGAATATACGCTGAAATTAAACTAGTTTGTTACCTACTCAAAGTCCGTCAGATATTATGCAAAATATTAAAGGTTATACAAGTAAAATACTTCGTGAAGAATTTTCGGAGTTAAATAAAATGCCTAGTTTGTGGACAAGAAGTTATTTTGTTTCAACTGCTGGTAATGTATGTAGCGAAACGATTAAGAAATATGTAGAAAATCAAAAGAAACGATATTAAACGGAGAATATATTATTAGGAAGGTGGTGAATACAATGGCAAACTTTATAGTTCAATTTCCTCTTAGAACAGAAAAATATCAAGAAGATATTTTAGATAAACGTTTTGAAATTGGCAGACAGATTTATAATTCCTTAGTAAATGTGACACAAAAGCGGTATAAGGAAATGATTAAGACTACAAAATATAGAAATCTTATGTCGCAACTATCAGGAGATAAAAAGAAAGATAAACTTATTTGGAAAGAAATTTCTGAAATAAGAAAACAATATGGTATGTCAGAGTATTCATTTCATGCAGATGTAAAGAAAATGCAAAAACATTTTTCTGATAATATAGATGCTTTTACTTCACAGAAAATAGCTACTAATTTATGGAAAGCATATGATAAATTTTTCTATGAAAATGGAGAAAAGATACATTATAAAAAGTATGATAATCTTAATTCTTTAGAAGGAAAATCTAATAAAACTGGCATACGTTTCAAAAATAATATGATTTTATGGAATGGATTAAAGATATCTGTAATCATTGACTATAATAATTATTATGAGTATCAAGCAATGCAATCAGATATTTCATATTGTCGTATTGTTAGAAAATATGTGCGAAATAAATATAAGTATTATGTTCAAATCGTTTTCAAAGGAAATCCACCAGTTAAAATCGACACGGAAACAGGTGAAATAAAACATTGCATAGGACAAGGAGATGTTGGTATTGATATTGGTACTTCTACTATCGCTTATTCATCTTATACTGATGTAAAGATATTAGAACTTGCAGATAAAGTTCAAAATATTGAGAATGGAAAACGAAGATTACTGCGAAAAATGGATAGAAGTCGTAGAGCAACGAATCCTAATAATTACAATGAAGATGGTACTATCAAGAAGCAAGGTAGTAAGAAAGTAACTTGGAATAAATCAAATCATTATATCAAATATCAAAATGAATTAAAGGGATTAAATTGTAAACAAGCAGATGTAAGAAAATATCAACATGAATGCTTGGCTAATCAAATTATATCACTTGGCGATAATATCTATGTTGAAACAATGAATTTTTCAGGACTTGCTAAGAAATCTACAAAGACAGAAAAGAATGAACAAGGTAGATTTAAAAAGAAGAAACGATTTGGGAAGTCTATTGCTAACAGAGCACCTGCGATGTTATTAGAAATTATAGACAGAAAGCTATCTTATTATGATAAGCATTTAATTAAAATAGATACTTGGAGTGCTAAAGCAAGTCAATTTAATCATTTTGATGGAACTTATCAGAAGAAAACATTGTCTCAAAGATGGAACGATTTTTGTGGAATTAAGGTGCAAAGAGATTTGTATTCAGCTTTCTTAATAATGAATATAGCAAGTGATTTAAAGAGTTTTGATATTGATAAATGTAATGAACGATTTGAAAATTTCTATCAACTTCATAATTTGGAAGTAGAAAGATTAACTGGACATAAAAATTTAAGTAGTATAGCAATTTAAAAGATAATATAAAACAGGTTTTGATACGAGCCTTATACTATCGCTAATTCATTCATTAGAGTGATTGGTAGTGAAAGTCTTATAGAAATAGATTAGTCTTATATGCTTTCGAGTATATTTGGAAGTCTGTATATATAAGAACCCAACGTGCTTTAGCCGTTGGAGTATCAGTACCCTATTGAGTTAAATTTAAAAAAAATAATTGTAAAGAACGAAAGGAAAATTAATTATGAAAAAGAATGATATTATTGCAGTATATGCAGAAAAGAACAATGTAACAAAGAAGGCAGCAACAGAAGTTGTTGGTTCAGTTATTGATATTATAAAGGACGGCATTTTGACAGAAGGTGTTGTTGATATTACTGGTTTTGTAAAGTTGGAGAAAGTATACAAGGAAGCAACAACAGCAAGAAATCCTCAGACTGGTGAATCTATCGCCGTGCCATCAAAGTATATTCCAAAGGCAAAGTTCAGTTCAACATTTAAGAGAGAAGTTAACGAATAATAGCGAGGTTTTAACATATGAAGAATTACATAGTAGACTATGGGACATCTTTGGCTGATGATATTATATTTGAACTCGCTTCACAATCAACTGAATTTAAGAATATATCGGTAATTGGACATTATGAAGATATTGAACCAATTATAAAAGAATTGGCTCGTTATGATGATGTTTACTTCATATCACTTGAGATAGGCTTGAGTGGCGTAGTTGAGTATGATGACGAATATATTTTGTCTATCAATAACGATTATGAGGTTTTCGTTGAACCGGCTAAGAGAAATGGCAAGTATTTCAACTATGATAGTGAAGTACTATATATTTTCAGTGATTGCTCGTCAAGACTAATTCATTGTAATTTAAATAAAAATGCGGAAATATATGAAGTGGATTATGCTGACGAAGTTGAAGAAGATTATGAAGATGAGTTGGTTGATGATATAGATGATGGCAAGTATGTCGTTGTTAAATCAAATTTGAGTGATGGTGAGATTAAAGACTTGCTTGGTAGAGTAAGAGACAATCTTAACCATATGGATGAATGTTTTGCGGAAATGGACAGAATTCGTGAAATATTCGGTTGGTGAACTATATGAATTGTGAGAGTGTGTGAGAAATTGCACACTCTTTTTCTATGGGCAAAATGGTTTCTTTGTCGGGGTTCGATTCCTTGATTGCTCAAAAGTTATATTTTTCGTTTACAAAACGGAGAATATGTTAGTAGGTCAATCAGTTAGATTGGTAAAGAAAATTATAAGCAACTTGCTTATTTCTACCTCTATTGGTGGAGTCATGAATAGGGTAAATTCCTATCACACCAACAATGGAGAGATTTGCGGGATAGTCACCCGCCCTCTCCTTTTATTACTATATTTTTTTGTATTGATAAAAGGAGGATTTTTAATGAACAACAATTTGATGATGTTTGAGGGAAATGATGTAGAGGTATTTGAGTTGAATGGACATGTTCTGTTTAATCCAAAACATGTGGCTAAAGTTTTAGGGATTAAAAATGTCAATGACAATCTTAGAAAAATGAACAAAAGCCAAGTAGTTAAGGTTAAAAATTCGGAAGTCGGTAATGCCGATATCCGAAAATTGAATAATGCCGGCGAAAATTTCCTTACCGAAAGTGGCGTTTATAAACTTATCTTTACAAGTCGAAAGCCAGAAGCCGAGAAATTTTCAGATTGGGTTACAGACGAAGTTTTGCCTGCAATTCGTAAGACAGGCGGATATGTAAACGATGATGAAACATTTATAAGCACATATCTTCCTTTTGCTGATGAGCAAACAAAGTTATTATTTTCAACAACTTTAACTACTGTTCGTAAGCAAAATGAAGTCATTGAGGCTCAAAAGAATGAGATTAATCACAAGCAAGAAGTTATTAATGGCTTAACTGATGATATTGATGTATATAAGAAGAAAGATGTCATTAATAGAATTTGTAGACGTAGAAGTGGTAATTATGCTAACAGATACAAAGAATTGTATAAGTGTTTTAAGGAAAATTTTCATGTCGATTTAGAAGCAAGGTGTGAAGGGTATAATTTAAAGCAAGTTAAACAGAAAGATAAATTGTCAGTTATAAAATATGCTGAGTTATTTGGTTATATTGATGACTTATATTCGTGCTGCACAAAATTATTTGAAGCTGAAATCGACGAAGTATTAGACCAGATTAACACAATACATAGTAAATAAGATTCACGAAAGAAGTAGTTTCATTTCATTTGATGTGATTCTACTTCTTTTTTTGTTAGGTATAGGAAGGAAGTGATTTTTATGGCAGAACGTGCAAAACGTATACAAATGTATGATGAAAACAAATTTCAAAACATAAATCCCGAAACTCTAAAATTATTTCAAAAATATCAGATAGATATGTCTATCCGTGATTTATCTAAAAATACAATTGATGCTTATAATGCAGACTTGAAACAATGGTTTATTTTTATGTACGACCATCAGTTTAACTTATCTGTTTTAGAGGCAACCGAAGATGATATTACGGAATATTACTATTGGAGAAAGCAACAAGGTAATAATGTAAATCGTCAAAAGAGGGTTATGGCTTCGATTTCTGCATTCTATAAATTTCTTCGAAAAAAGAAACTCATAAGAGAATCACCGACTGAGTTTATAGATAGACCTAAAGCCGGACAACCCATTACAGTGCAAACATATCTTACAAAGGAACAAGTGCAATTAATGAGAGAAAAACTTGAAGAATATGGTGATATTCAATTACAAGCATATGCCTTTCTTTCGTTAACCACTATGGCACGAGTAAATGCTGTTGCCAATTTAAAATGGAAACAAGTTAATTTAGAAGAGAGAATTTGCACTGACGTTATTGAAAAAGAAGGTAAAATTGTAGAATTGAGTTTTTCAGTTGAAACAAAAAATTATCTTGAGAATCTGATTCAATATCGCAAAGAAAATAATATTGATGATCATGGGTGGTTGTTCATTACACCTTATGTTACTGAAGATAAGCCAATACGAAACAGCACGTTGAATGATTGGTGTAAAAAGATTGGTGCAATGATTGACGTTCCTACCCTACATCACCACGATTTCCGCCACAGCTACGCGACGATACTCAAGAACGCCGGCGTAAATTTGGAGGATATTTCCACTATGTTGAATCATGCCGGAACGGATGTAACTAAAAAGTTTTACATCAAAACTGATACTACCAAGGTTAGAAAATTAAAGGATAGTATTCAGATTTAACAACCCAACAAACAATAAATTAACAAAGAAAAGAGTAGGTGTCCCTGCTCTTTTGTCATATTACGAAAGGAATCAATGATGATAACTTTAAATAAATACGGAAATCGTGAAAACAGAGTTTGGCTTGAATTGTATGGCTTGTCAACTGACGAAAAACCAATTGAGAAGTTTGATGATATTTTCATAGGAAATTCAAGTACATACTATGAAATGGACACAAAAAATACATTTATGTATGACGAGGAAAATAAGAAATGGTGGGAAGTATAAAATGGACATTATAACACTTGCGGCTGCAAAGAAATACACAAAAGAAACCGCCGAAGGTCTTGGTGCTATTAAAGGACAAGACGGAGTATCCCCTACTATTTCAGTTGAGGACATTGACGGTGGTCATAGAGTAACTATTCAAGATAAAGACGGTATAAAATCATTTGAAGTTTTGAATGGCGATGGAGAAAATATTAAACCAATTTCCAATGAAGAGATTGAGAATTTATTTAAATGATTATAATTTGTACATGTTTACAATTTTAATATATTGTTATATAATATGTATGAAAGGAGTTTATGATTATGAAAATCAAAAAATATGTAAAAAAGCCAGTAGTGGTTGAAGCATATCAAACCGATAGAGAAATAACGATTCATACATTAGAAGGAGATTTAATGGCAAGTGTCGGAGATTATATCATCATTGGCGTTAACGGCGAAAAATATCCTTGTAAACCAGATATTTTTAAAAAAACATATGAAGAAGTAAAAGAGCAATAAAATTATTGCTCTTTTGATGTATCATGGGATAATTCAGTCCATGTTTGAAATTCTTTAGTCATATATTCTTCACAAGTTGAAACTAGTAATTTAAATCGTTTATTGTTATCAGTAGTTTTAAACTCATTTGTTTGAGTAAAATATCTATGTAATATACTTTTTAAAATTTCACAAGAAGATCTATATTCTATCCATAAATTTCGATATTCGCATAAATATAAAATAGACAATAATACTGCTGACCCAGTGCTGGCAATACTAATCAAGATTTTAGTAATAATTGATATTATTTTTATATCATATTGTTCAATTAAAGACAAAATCGGAATAATTGCAGTCGATATTGTTGAGATTATTGTTAGTCTTTTAAACATAGCCTGCTTTTTTATAGCTTGTTTATCATACCAAATAATTTGATTAATTAATCTATTATAAATATAATTTTGCTCGGTTGACGAGCATTTTTTTAAATAGTCTTGATATTCTTTAAATATATAATTATCTTTCATAATTTATTTAGGATATACTTGCACCTTTTCGGCTATTGGGGAAGTTCGTTTTTGGAAAGCCTTTTCTATATACTGTTCTGGGTCGATACAAAAATCTTCCCATTTTACAAGAACACAATATCTATCATCTTCTTTCCAAGCACATTTGTCTGATGGCTTTGGAAGATAATAATTATAACAAAATTCGTATATTGTTGTATCACAATTAATTTTTACAATACTATGTGCTTCACCACAAATTGCACAAGTATATGAACCTTGATATATTTTCGATTCCATATTAGGTAGTACAACACCCAGGATACCATTTCTTGTATTGTTTTTACCGTTATACAAAGAGGCTTGAAGTTCTCGTTTTATATAGGTTTGATCAACATTTGGTGAATTTTCGGCACTTTGTGTTCCAATTAAGCAAATTGTAACCGTTGAATCAGATAAATAATCTTCTCTAATTTTTCGCATTATATAATCTTCGTCTTCAGATTGAATTGGCTCGTTTAAAGACTTATCTATCATGTCTATGTCTAATTGTTCTTGAATGTATTTTTTATATTCAATATCTTGAGTTTTAAATGATATAAAACATTTATGTTTTGTCGTATTCTCCAATTTAATTCTTCTTTCGTTGTATATTATAACTTGAAATCATTATATCACCATATATGGTAATTGTCAACTTTTTACTACTATTGTGTTTTTTTATAAATTTATATATATGGTCATAAACGGTCGGCGTTTTTAAGTTCTTTCGATGGGACGTGACTAGTGAAAATGAGATAAAAAAATAGTTGAAAAGGAGGAATATCTATTTGGCAGGAATAAAATCAAGAGAAGAAAGCATTCGTGAAGAAATGGACGCTCCTCTTAATTTAGATGTTAATGTCGATGTTAGAATACCAAAGTCTAATCAAATGACGGAAAAAAAATATAAATGTACTTGCTGTGGGGCTTCTTGGGATACGCAGAAAAATCACTTTTCTAAATCAGCAGATGTATTATGGCAAAGCAATGATGGTTATATTCCTATTTGTAATTCATGTAGAGATGCTTACTATTATAAGCTTGTTGATTTATTTAATGGTAATGAAAGTAAGGCAATCGAATATTTTTGTATGCAATTTGGTTGGGTGTACGATATTGAAGGACTAAAAGCAGCAAAGCAAATATCGGCAGATAGATCACGTATTAGCCATTATGGTGCGAAGAAAAATTTGGGACAAGTTGCAAATATCGGCAAAACATATTTCGATTCTATGAAATATCATTATTTGCAAAAGCCACCTCAAATAATTGAAAGCCCAAATGACGTGAATAGTGTTTCGGATTATAAATTAACACCTAAAATGATTAAATTTTGGGGCTCGGGCTATGATACATCTGTTTATCCTACATTACAAGGATATTATGATGAATTACTGAAATTGTGCGAGTCAAAACCCGATGTAAGAAAACAAAAATTAATGAAAAACCTTTGTCTGTTGGAATATCAAATGCAGGTAAATATTCAAGCTGGAAAAGATATTGGTACATTATCAAATTCATATAAGGCAATGTTTGAGGCTGCCGAATTAAAGGCTGAAGAAGCCGATACTTCAAATGACTCATTTGGAAAATGGATAATGGAAATAGAAAAATACTCTCCCGCTGAATATTATCAAGATAAGAAAAAATATCATGATTTCTTTGGCATTATTGAATACATTGAACGTTTTATGTACAGACCTTTAAGAAATTTGATTTTTGGTAACAAAGAAAAGGAGAAAGAATACTGGATTAACGATGAAGATATAAATAAGGACGGCGTTTAATATGGATGAATATCAAAAAATAGTCTATAAAAAATTCCCTGCACATTCTTGGTTATCCAATAAAAATAATTTTGAAAGAATTATTGATTATGTTACATTTTATCGCCGTAATATTCCAGTATTTGTCGAGCATTATTTGAAAATCCCTTTACACTGGTATCAGATAATATGGCTATATTTGCTTAATATGTACATTAGTGTTGTTATCATAGCTGGACGTGCAAGTGCAAAATCTTTTGTTATTGCAATTTTTTCGTGTGCTAAATGCATTTTATATCCAAATACAAAAGTAGTTATCGCTAGTGGTTCAAAAAAGCAGGCATCTCTTATTGTAAAAGAAAAAATACAAAAAGAATTAATGCCTAAATCTGAAAATCTTAGACGAGAAATAGAAACAATTAAAACAAGTACAAATGACATTGAGGTTGTCTTTCGTAACGGAAGTTCTATAGTTGTTGTAGTTGGTGGCGAAGGTGCGTTAGGTTATCGTTCCACAGTTTTGATTTTTGAAGAATTTAAACGTATCCCAAAATATATCGTTGATAAAGTGTTAAAACCGTTTCAAATGACTCGTCCTTCACAGTTCCGTACCAACGAAGAATGTGAAAAATATGGTGTTAAATACAAAGAAAATGATGAGTTTTTAGAAGAGGCAGTTAATATTTATATCAGCTCTGCTGCTCCGACAAGTCATTGGATGGGTAAATTGTTAAAAGATACTGTTAGTAGCAAATACGGCGACAATTCTGCTTGTATGCTTGCTACAGATTATTCTATTGCTTTAAAACATGCAATTAAAACAAGAGCACAACTAATCGAAGCAAAACGAAGTACAGACCCGATTACTTGGCGAGAAGAATATGAAAACGAAATGTTACGTGAAGGTGCAAATTCATATTTTACATATGGACTTTTGACGAAGAATCAAACAAATAAAAAGGCATTCTATCCTCGTAGATATGAAGATGTAAGAAATAAGCATAAGAATCCTTATAGTATCCCAAAACAACCAGGTGAAATAAGAATACTTGCTTGCGATATGGCGTTTATTGAGCGTTCTAATAAAAACGATAATTCTTGTTTTACTTGTATTCGTGCATTGCCTGAAAGTATGACATATACTTCAGAAAATATTGATGGTAAAGTTGTTGAGGTTAAAAATGGATACAGAAGAATCGTTCCATATATTGAAGCGAATCCGGGTAGTGATGTAGATAAACAAGCAATACGAATAAAGCAATTATACTACGATTTCGAGGCAGACTACTGTATACTCGACACACGCAATGGCGGAATTTTAACATATGATAGACTTGCAAAGATTTTATACGATGAGAGTCGTGATTGTGAATATCCAGCATGGCGTTGTATGAATGACAAAGATATTGCTAAGCGTGTTAATGTCGCAGGTGCGGTAGAAAATGTTTTTACAATTAATGCAAGTCAAAAATTAAATAATGATATTGCTATTGCATTAAGAGGAACATTGGAAAGCCATATGATTGATTTGCTTGTAAATTTAGATGAGGCAAAAGACATCCTCGAATCGCACATTCCCGAATATACTTCTACACCTGACGTAGATGTGGCTGTATTTTATGAAAGACCTTACCTTGAGACACAAGCTCTCATTAATGAAATGATGTCATTGGAGTACACTCGTAATGAGCAAACAGGAATAATTACACTTTTCGAAACAGGTAGTAACACGAAAGATAGATATGTTAGTTTAGCATATGGTAATTATTTTATCGGATTGCTTGAACAAGACTTGGTTGGAGACACCTCGGAATATGAGTTTTGTACTCTTATAAACTAATAAAATTACATATTGAGAAAGGAGACATCTCGAAATATGCCTAAAGACGATATAAAGCGTGAGCGAGGACATCCCTCTCAAACGCAAACATTTACAGAAACAAATTCAGTTTCTCAACAAGAAGTCAATAATTCTTATGAATTCAATAGCTATTTTAGTACATTGCCGGTGAACGATTACAGTTCAATATTCGGCTGCAACTTATATACAGAATTTACACCTGAAGAAATACGGTCTATTGTAAAAGACCCAATAGCCAATCATTCACTTACTCGAAAACTTGCAATGTTTGTTTATAATAGCGAAGGTGTAGTTACAAATACCATTGATTATATGGTTGCATTGCCTTGTTTAGATAGAGTGGTGTATGGGAAAAAGCGGAAATTTAGTAAAACAAAGCTTAACAAAAATAAAGACCTAATGCTTTCGACTTTGGAGGCTATTCAGGACAAGCAATTTATTCGTGATGCTCTTTTCACAGATATGAACGAAGGAAATTGTTTTTATTATTTTGAAACGACAAAAAAAGTCAACGATGCTACAAAAGCATTATCTGACTATGATGTTGAAAATATTATAGAACTTTGTGATTTGGGAATAAATGCTTCACTTATTCCCCTGCCTTATGAATATTCAAAAATAGTAGGACGAAAAAATAACAGGAACGTTATTGCTTTTAATTTAAGGTATTTTCTTGAGCAATGTGTTACAAAGGCTGAACGTGACCGTAAGTTAAAGAAATATCCTTCAGAAATTCGCAAAGCATATTCCAACTGGGAAAAAGGTCGATATTCTTCAAATAATTGGATTGTATTAGACAATAAGCATACCATTGCTCACAAAATAAAATGTAAAACGAGCGAGCCTTGGGGACGCCCATTGGCGATTGCTGCAATATCAGATATTTTGTACCAAAATGAATTCGTGGATACAAAAAGAAACGTATTGCGTGAATTAAATAATCGTATTGTTGTTCAGACATTGCCTGAAGGCAAAGATAAAGGTAGTTGTGCATTGACAAAATCTCAACAGCAAGACCAACACGATAAAGTCAAACAAGCAGTTATGACTAAGAATAATCGTGGTGGAACTTCATTTTTTACGGTGTCCGCAGGCACAAAAATCGAGTCTTTAGATGTTGGCACTGCTGATATTTTTGATCAAAAAAATGAAGGTGATTTGACTGATAAAATTGCTATGGATTTGGGTATGGCTGCACAATTATTAGGTGCTTCATCAACAGGTACTTTTGCAAATGGTCAGAGCAATTTGGAAATGATTAACGCACAATTATATATGTGGATTCAAGAATTGCAAAATGAACTTAATTACGTTATAAATGAAAATATCATAAAAGATAAACGTAATAGAGTTGAAGTGTATTATCTGCCTACTTCATTGGTAAATAGACAACAATTCTTTGAAATGATGAAGAGTTTATATTTGCAAGCTTCTGGGTCTATGACTATGCTTGTTTCAAGCACCGGAATTAATCCTGATGTCTATTTTAATATACTCGATGAAGAATATGATAATAAAATATTTGATAAGTATATCCCCCACCTTACAAGTAACAACATTTCTAAAGATGATAATGTGGGTGGTAGACCAAGCGTGGATAATCCTACAAATGAGAATACAATACAATCACAAAGTAACGGAGGAAATAATCTTCCGAGTCCCAGTGACAAAACATAAAACTTAATATCGAAAACGGGTCAACTATTTGTTGGCTTATTTTATTGCAATTTTTTAGGAGGGTTAATAATGGCAGCTTTTGAATTGTCAGAAAAGAAATATAAAAATGGTAGACGAGCTTTTACTGCCGTTTTGTATGAATTGCAACCTCCAGAATGTGTAGTAGATGATGTTGGTACTAAATACAACAAAAATGGCATTACATTTCTTGAAGAATATTGTGCTCCGCAACTTGATAGTATCAAAGATATGAGTGTAACCGTAGAGTTTTTAGATGATGAGAGAACACAAATTAGCGGGCATGGATTAACCGGAATTGAAGATGGTATGCCCGTATTTGATAATGCTACGATTGTTGGACATTTTACAGAGGGATACATTCAAGATATTGAAACTGACGATGGCACTAAAAGAGTTGTTATTGGTAAGGGATATTTAGATGAGATGAGATACCATGCTTTTGTTGAACAACTTGAAACTGATGTAAACAATGGTGTGTCAGTTGAAGGTAGCATTGAAATATATAAGTCAGAAGGTAATGACGGAATTGTATATAAAAATGGTTATTTGGACAAAGGGCGTATTCCCATAGACTTTGTTCATTCAGGATGGTCTATGGTTACATCGGCAGCAGATTCTACTTCTACTCTGATAGAGTTAAATGAAAAGAAACAACAAAAGGAGGAAAACGAAATAATGGATATAAATGAAGTAAAAGAAGCTATTCAATCTACTATATTAGAGCTTAATGATAAAACACAGTCTTATGAAACTAAAATAGCAGAACTGAATACAAAAATTGAAGAAAAAGATGCTGAAATTGCTGAAAAGGACACAAAGATTTCAGAACTTAACGCATCTGTAGAACAAATTCAAGCAACGCTTGATAAACTAAAGCAAGACCACGCAACATATTGGGCTGAAAGAGATATTCTTGAAAGCGAACTTGCTAAAGCAAAAGTGGCTGAAAAGCTTGGTGAATTAGATTCTGCACTTGGTGAATTTAATTCGGATGAAAAGGAAATCGCAAAGGAAGATATTGAAAAGTTAAAAACAGAGATTAATTCTGCTGAAAAGAAAGAAGACCTTGAAAATGTAACTTCAGAAATCAATTCAATCAAGTCTAAGATTTGTATGAATATTGTGGCTCAGCAAAAGAAAGCAGAAAAGAAAGTATCAGAGATTAATTCAAGAAATTCTGAAACAGATGTTGAAGATATATTTTCTGAAGTTTGTACAGAAAACAAAACAGAAGATAAAGACTTAAATATTTTTTAAAATAAGAATTTAAACTCGACAACAGTGTCGGGTCTTTTTAGTTAGGAGGAAAATTAAATGGCAATTAAATTTAGAACGATTGGTCA